TGACGAACCATTTCAGTTCTAATCTTATCGGTTAATTGTGCGTCAAATACGTTATCACCCGAACCTAAAAAGTTACATTCCAACTCCTGAGAAATTTTTCTCCTATCAAATTTTAACTTTTTAGCCATGGTTTCAAACCAACTTGAACTTACTTTGTAACCATCGTCCATTAATTTTTTAAATTCACCAAAATCCCTTTGACTTGTTGGTATACCATCAAAACTAATAATCTCAGGATTTGGATATTCATCACGATTTAAAAAATAATGTATTAAATCTTTTACTTTAATAAAATGTAAATCTTTTGTGTATCTTGGGTCTCTCCACCAAAACATTTCGGTGACTTTGAAATTGTTCATTCCTTTAATCGCTTGTTCATAGATACTGTAATAGATTGCATCATATCCGTTTGGTGTTGAAATTACAATAACTTTACCACCTGTTGACAACGACGCCATACAAGCAGCCCAGAAATCATCATTAGCTTCAATGTATGCCGCCTCGTCAAATATTAATACTGTAGGGGTATAACCACGAAGCGCATCAGGTGATGTTGCAACCGCTTTAACTTCACACCCATTTGATAATTTAAAATGTCGTTGTGAATTCTTTTCAGATGAAAATGATACTCCCATCCAATTTGGCCACTGTTCCGTAAAACCTCTAATTTTATTAGCAAATTCTACCGCAGTATCTAATTTGTTAGCAATTACAAGAATTTTTTCAGGTTTTTGCTTGTTGGCGAAAACTACTTTTTTAGATGCCCAAGCGGCAGTAACTGTTGATACACCGGCTTGACGATATTTTAAGGCAATGTTTTCCTCGTAGTTATCATAATCTTCTACTAAGGTCTCTTGGTCGGGAAATAAATCCAACGGAACGTATTTTGACTGTGTGTTGTCATACGTTTGTAAATAATTTCTTAAAGCATATGGAGTGTTTTTAACACACTTAGCATATTCTATAAGGGCTTGTTCTTTTGTGATACTCATCCCTTATAAATACTCCGTTACTTGGTTGGCGGAGTATCAATACCTAAATCACTCAAGAAACTCAAGTCAACATCATCGTCATCATCTGAAGGTGGATAACCCATAGTGTCATCATCGTCATCATCTTCATAGTTTGAACTACCCAAAATTTCTTCTAAATCTTGTTTGTTCAACTCGTCAATGATTTGGTCAGCAATACGTTCCATTTCAGTATACGCAGTTGCATCACCCTTATTAACTCTTTGAGCCAATGATGTAAATTTGTTTTTTGGTAATTTAGAAAATTCTCTAAAAATTAAACTTTGGACAATCTTCATATTGTCTTCCAATACTTTTGCTGGATATGATTCTAATAATTTTTCCCACAAATATGTACCAGTGATAATATCAAATATTTCATTTACTAATGTATCAGCGGTTTGTTTAACCATTTGAGCTTGAATTGGGTCAGTTGGTAGAGATGGTGCACCTAAAATATCATAATAACCTTTAATTAATTCATGAACCAAAATTGGAAACATAACCGCCCTTGCTCTAACAACAAAATTACCTGTATAATTACCTTCTTCATCTTGTTCCATTTCAACTTCTTCTGAACCACCCATATTTTGTCCAGCTGCCGCCATTTGTTGTACCATTTCAGGTGGTAATAACCAATACAAATAATCATTCATTGCCATCAAAGCACCATACTTATCAGTAATACCAGGTTCCATTTCTTCCAATGAATCTCTGATTAATTCAAACATAAAGTGTCCTTTTTTGGCAGCTCCTTGAATAATGGCATTCATAAATCTACGTTTTGCAACCATGTAATCAAAGTTTTCAAACGCATCTACGAATTCTTCTAAATCTTCACCCGAATCTTCAAATGCCAATTCAATATCCTCAGATGAAAACTCTTCAGGTTCAGCTTGGAAATTTTCGTTTCCTGCTTCACCCATTCCAACTAACTTGGGGTCAAATTGTATAAATTCGGCATATTTTGGGTCAACTAATTCTTTTGAAACCAAATCTTTTGCCAATTGTTCAAGTTCTTGTCTTCTTGAACTTTCAAATTGACTAACCTCGCCAAACAATCTCATCATCATCATTTGAAGTCCTCCCATATTGTTAGGAACATTCATTCCCAAATATCTTTCAAGTTTTGTTACAACATCTCTAAATCTTTTAGACGCAGCAATTTCCTCAAATGATTGTCTATCATCTTCACCCTTTTTAGGTATAAAAGGACTATTAGAAAGTGGTGTTTCACCTCTTTCAATTGCTCTTTTTAAATCAGGGTTCATTCTAAAACCTGTTGGCTCATCAATTGGAGCTTCAAATATTTTTCTTTTGTTTTTCATTATTTTAACGTGTAACCCATTGAGGTAAATGTATTATAGCTTAACCATTTTGGTCCCTTTGCTTTTGGATTTGGTTTTTGAGCCGGCTCAATTTTAAAAGGATTTTTCTTACCAGGTGCTTTACTTGGTGTTTTTGTTGGTGTCTTAACAGGTGCTTTTGTTGGTGCTGGTGCTCCAACTCCCGCTTCAGTCATTTCCGCTTTTGGATTTGGTTTTTGAGATGGTTCAATTTTAAAAGGATTTTTCTTACCTGGTTGTTTAACCTTTTCGCCGGGTTTTACAGTCGGTACCTTTGTAGGTGCCGGAGCTGACTTTGTTGAACCTACTAACATTTCCATTAATTTTGCCTTAGTGATATGTTCAGGTATATGCTTTTCAACTAACTTAGTCAAGCTTTCCTCTAATTCCTTAACATCTTTTTTCTTTTTTTCAGGTAATTTACTGAAATCAGTATCATCTGAAAATTCTTTCGCCCATTTACACCATTTTTTCTTGGCTTTCTCAGTTCTTGAGTTTTCACATTTTGCCCAAAATAATCTTTGTTGAGACTTTGATTGGAACTTTTCAGTTACCTCAGTTTCACCTACCATTTTTCTATTATTATTTTGTGGTGATGTATCATCATCCATACCGTCATTAGGTGTTTGATATTCATCATTAGATGATGATTGACCTGATACTTTTGTTGAATAGTATTCATTTTCTGAATCATCTTCATCTATATTTTTTTCGGCTAAACCCAATTTTTTCATTTTAAGTTCAACATCAGTTAATTTTCTATTCAATACATCCAAACCTTGAATGTTTTTCTCTAAATTAGGATTTGTTGGTTGTTCAACCAATCTTGAATATAATAAACTAATCTGAGATTCATTCAAACCTCTTAGGGTATTGTAAGTAAAACCATTACTTACCAATTTTTCTATTTTTGTACCAATGTTAGACATGTGTTAAATTTTTTTCAAATGTTAATATAATATCCCTTTCATATAGTTTTGACATAACTTCTTCTTCACTATCACCATAATGAAATACTAATCTTGTATCTTCTTCATTATAGTATTCGTTTTCAATGTCTTCCCACGATAATGCAATTACTTTGTCAACTGCGTCGTAGAAAGAAAAAAAGTCAGAGTTCTGAATAACGTTAAGTTTTATTTTATCGTTTTTTAGAACACCAACTTTAGTTATGTAATCTATATGAGGGGGTTGTGGATTTCCACCAGCTGGTGATGATTCCCAATCTTCCCCACTTACGTCTTCGTTGTCTGAGAATATAAACTCATAAAGGTTGTCACCTCTAAAGTTAGGACCTAACTCATTTACGAAAACTAAACGGTTCATAGAATTTCACCTTTTGGAGAAACCTTAATTTGTTTTCCCTCGTTTTCAAATATTAAGTTTTTTAAGTTAGTTTTGCCAACAAATTTAGCATTTTCGTTTTCTCTTAAGATAAACTCAGATGTTAATTCTTGTTCAATTGTTTCTGAAAGATTTTTAACTTCTTCCATAACATTAACTTTGTTTATTTTTTTCTTAATATAAGTTTGAACCTTTTTAGATTCATTCATTTTCTTTTCTTCAGTTGTTTCAACAAAATACTTAGATAAAATTTTGTCAACTTTAGATTCGGTAAACATACCGTCCATAATTGCATTTATCTTAGATTTATAACCATCACTCTCACCTACTTCAGGTTGAGTGCTGATTTCATCACCCATGTCTAAATCAGATGTATCAGGTTCAGTTGGTTCCATACCAATTTCGTCATAATCAGAACCTTCTTCACCACCTTC